TAATCATATCAACGTTGATATTGCGCATCTTTAACTTTTCAAGGTGCGTCTTAATCGTGTGAGTTGTCGCAGACTTTGTTGGATACTCCTTGACGATTAGGCGACCTTCAATATCCTGAACCTCTTCGTAAATCTTCTCCTTGAAAGACATAAGATTGCCCAAAGGCACCTTTGTGAGACAAGAGTCATAGCGAGATCCAATAACAGTATCTTGAAGTTCTAGTGTGTAATGGACAACCGTCTTACCTGCCTTGAGAGCCTGTGTCCCAAGGTGAACGAGAACCATTGACTTACCGGCACCAGTCGGAGCAATAACAACGCCAAGCTCCTTCTGTCCAAGTCCACCCTTTGAGATATTATCAATTAGATCCCAACCAGTTGAGATAGGATTGCGGAACCGAGGCTTAAATCGCTCCTCAAAGTCCTTTTTCCAATCATAACCCTCATCGTTGTCCATACCAAGTTTCAACGAGTCATTGATAACTTGTGAAATCTCATCATAAGACGAGTTCTGTAGAAGACCGATGGACTTGACCATCGCAGACTTCAAATTCTGTTTTTTACAGAAATCAAGCGACGTATCCTTAATATACTCTACGTCTGTAAGATCCGCGATCTGTGAGCGTACATAAAACTCGCGTACTTGCTTTGCTGTTAGCTCGTTCTCTGCGTCCAAGTCGGAACGCAGGATAGTCTTCATAATATCGCGTGATGGGTGAACCCCATACTTCTCGCGATAAGAGAAAACCTTTGTTAAAAATAGTTTTAGGTAGTTTAACTCCAAAAAGTTAATATCAAGGACTTCCTCAATTTGATCAGCGAACGCACGGTCATCTAGTATTACCATACAAAGCTTTTCTTGGAAGGACTTTCCATACTTTGAGAAGTTAGTGTTTTCGTTTTTACCAATTATAGTTTGATTCATAGCCACATCCTACCCCTTAACCAAAGCTTTGTCAATACAGATTTTATTCATAGTGCCGTGCAAATCCTCCCAATTAAAGACGCCAAAGCCATCCTGATTCATCATACGAAGAATCTCGGTCTTGTTATAGTCATGCTCAAAATTATCTAAAGCGTAATGAACCTTTTGTTGGCTCTGCAACGAGATGGCTGGCGCATACAGTTGCATGAGTTTATAGTTACTAATAACTATGTCTTTGTGCTCTAAAATGTTGGTGAAAAACTTGGCTTTGGACTCCGTGTTTTCGCAGAAATCAAAAACCTCGTGTAATGTCACGTCTTTATCTTCTCTCAAAAAATTGAGATTTTTTGCAATGGACTTGAGACCAGCGCGAGGAACACCCACAAGATTGTCGGAAGCATCCCCGGCGATTGCTCGGGCAACAGCAAAGTTGCGAGGATGAATATCAAACTGCTCAACAATGTTCATCTTGTTGTGAACAGCCTTTTGAGTCGGACGGAACAAAACAGTCTCATCATCACAAAGCTGAATAAAGTCCTTATCGTTGGAGACAATAACCTTCTGCCATCCTTCGTAGTGTGGAAGGCGACTAACATAAGATATTACGTCGTCAGCCTCAATTTCGTCAAAGCGAAACTGAATAACAGGTAGCTCGTTCAGATACTCAATAAGGCGTACCTGTTGCCATACCATGTTCTCACGCTGCTCTTCCGGCGTGAGGTTATTGGGTCGATTAACGCGAATCGGCTTGCGACCCTCCTTGTAATTCTTGTTTTGCTGTCGGCGCTTACGGGAGCCTCCTGGCCCGTCCCAAACAATCACAATACTGTCCGGATTAATGTCCCGGCAAAGCTTCTGCAGAATGCTTAGAAAACCCTTAAGACCACCAATAGGCTGTCCGTGGATCGAAATACTTGGATTTACAATGAACGCCCTAAAGTAAGCATTCAGAGCGTCCACAATCATTACTCTTTTCATTTGTTATCCCCTAACGTAGAAAGCGACTGTGAGGTTATGATACCCCACAGTCGCCTCTTTGTCAACCCTTATTTTCTTATTCTTCTTTATCTACGTCGTAGAAATCGCCTGCGTCTCCCTCACGATTATCAAACTTCTTGATAATCTCTTCATCCATAATCTCAAATACTCGATTTCTAAATTTATCGTCCTCTAACTTATCTAACCAATGGGCTGACTGGAACTTCTCTTCTGTGCCGTCTGAATAAACCAATGAATACCAAGCTCCTGCTTGCTTCAAGTTATCGGAGATCTTGATTGCCTCCAGCCAACTTTCTTTATCCTGCACGCCGATGTCTTCCGAGCCCCAAAGAATCTTGAAAGCGCAGTTTCTACCGGCAGTTCCAAATCGTGACTTCTCCAACTTAACTTTTACTTCTGAACCAATGCGGAAGCCACTATCATCTACAATAAAGGCAGCTTTTGCCTTTCTTCCTGTTAACCAAATGCGCAGGGAGTAAACGTAATGCATTGACTTACCACCCGGAGTGATATAAGGCGTTGTCATAGCAATAATACGCGCATTTGGACCCTGTGGGATATTTGTCTTCAACTGATTCAGAACCAGAAACGCAGACTGTGTGTTTGCGATTGGAACCGTCAGCTTTGACATTCCCTTTGATAGAACACGAGCCTTGACAGCCATTGTAGAGTTCGGATTGAAATCTCCCTCTACATCTGAAACCGTTGGAGTTAGAGCAAGTGAATCCCAAATGAATAAAGTTCGCTCTGCTCCTGAGTCCAAGACTGCCTCGACAGTTTCAAGGACGTGCTCAACGTTCTGTGCCTGAACGTAAATAAGGTTTTCTAAATCACATCCCGTGCGCTCCAAAAAGCCCGGGTCAATAGCAGACTCCGAGTCCATATAAACAACATTCATTCCCATCTTCTGTGCGTTCGCAGCAATCTGCGCAGCCATAAAAGACTTTCCTGTTGCTTCAAGACCAGCAATCTCCGTAAACTTGCCGACTGGAATGCCAGCCAGTTGTCCTCGGCAGATAATGGAATCAAGCCAGCGTGAGCCAGTTGGGATCCACTCCTTTACCTCGGTTGGATTTGCTTGATTTAGATTGTGGGCACACTCCACTCCTGAAGTCTTGTTAATGAGACTTCGTAGACCGTCAATCGAAATCTTGCCAGCCTTTGATTTACTCTTCGCCATCTTTATCCCCTTCTTTTAACATGTATCTTTTATACATTTCCTCAGCAAAGTCTTTGTGTAACGTTTGAAGACTTTCCTGAATCTCGTTGATCTGTCGCTGTAACTCTGACAGATACCATATTAAACAACCCGACAGAATTACAGCGACAATGATCATCACATCACTCCGCGCTATCGTCGTCGTCGCCTGCCGAATCATCATCATCGGCAGCTGAATCGTCGTCATCTACAGCTGAATCATCGTCGTCTAACGGAAGGTCTTCCGCTGAATCATCATCGTCAGCACTAGGGCAGCCAGTGAAGACTACCGTAGCAAAACCCATAATTAGACCAAGAAAATATGCAATTGCAACTCTGTTATTCTCTACAAACATTATATATCCTTTCTAGTCAAAAGTCAAGGTGCCGTTTGGCGTTTGAACAGAAACCGCGAAGCCAGAAACAAAGTTATCGGCATCAAAATACTGAAAACGACCGGTGGTGGCAGCATCAGCATTGAAGATATCGCTAATACAAACCTGAACCTCAGTAGAGATATCGCAGCGACCACGCTTGTAGTCATACTGCTCGGTTGAATACTCTAGAGAATACTCACCGTCATAAATGGTCTCTGCAAGACGCTCGGTGATGTAATCCTGAAAGTATTCCTCTCCGCGCTCATAATCGTCAAGCTCGCCTTGGGCGCGTAGCTCGTTAAGAATGTCGCTACCCTCGCTTGGCTCGCCCCAGCTGCTATAAACAGGGACGCCAGAGGCTAGCAATCCAGCAAGCAAATTAGCAGTCGCGGTCTCATAGACCGAATCAGTAACATATCCATCATTGATATGCCATACGTCATTACCCTCGGTGTACTTGAGGGTTACAAAACTATCCTCGTCTACGTTAATCTCTCGTAGGCGGTTTACAAAATCACTCATTTTAAACTCCCTTGTTAAGTGATAAATGGGGCACCTGTAACCCGTGCCCCCCTGCGGTTGGTAGAGTTTACCTAGCGTTCTTGGTGTCCTGCACCTCAACGCGAAGCTCCTGAGCAAGAACCTTCACTTCCTGCATAGCTTTACGGACACGAGTTCCGGCGGCGTTGTTGTTGCCATTAAAGAACTTTTCGTGATCTTCGCGAGTCTGTTCAAGAAGCGTAATTAGCTGCTCAAGACGATTCGTTGTATTAGTCATAACTCTTCCTTTCTAAATTGTGAGACCCCTGTAACCCCGGGCCTCCCTGCGGAGGGGATAATTAAAGAGCGCCAAGCTCTGCGAAGGCGGCATCGACAGCGTTGACCTCGCTATCGTTGTTCTTGTTGCCATACTTCGTGGTCTCGCTAGAAACCGACTCTGGATCATCGACCTGCGAGTTAACAAAGTTATCAAGCATCGTCTGAACATCAGCAGTCGTCTTTCGCTCAAACAGACCACCAAAATCGGGGATACTGTCAAGAAGCTCTGCGCACTTATCTGGAGTTAGATCCTCACAGAGAGCGGTAGAACGTCGTCGCGGGACCAGCTTTGTCTGAGGGAACGACGCTCCAGGGGGCTTACCGTAGGTCAGAGTAAGGTCAGTGCCTGCCTCCGTATCGGTAATATCACCGTACTCGGGATTGAGTACGAGAGAAAGAAGATTCTCGTAAGCGGTCTTTCCGTAACCCCAAACGCGAACACCAGACTCCTCTTCGCCACGGACCATAACCGGAGAGAAGAAACGCTGACGAACGAAGAGAGACTTGGCCATCTTCTTTGAATGATCGTCGTTGTTGTCTACACCCTCACGCCATAGCTGAGAAGCAAACTCGCATACGGGGCAGTCATCGCCAAAGTTACGCTTTGGACAAAGGAATCCGCCCTTTTCAACATTGTAGTGGAACCACATCTCCTTAAAGGGGTCGCCATCGGCAGTAGGAACAATACGAATGTCCTGCTCACCATCCTGAGGACGCCAGAAAACGGAGTCTCCACCCTTACCCTCACCTCGCAAGGCTGCCAGCTTCGCTCGCATTTTGTCTAAATTGATACCCATTTTATATTTCCTTTCTTGGGTTAAAGTACGATCAGCTAATATCCTGATCGTCTAGAAGTTCGTTAATGTATTGTACCACAGAGGAGTACCGAATGCAATAACAATATTTCTGTTCGTAACTCGTTCTGAACACACCATACGATACATTCGCTCCCGTGTCAAGCCTAGACTTAACAAAGTTGTTGATTTTTCTGAACAGAGTGCCGTCATTCTTTAGGTCATCCTCTCCAATACCATAGTAGTATACCACGTCTTTCGTGTGTGTCAAGGGGTAAAACCACTTTTCTTTATACTGCGTGTAATCGTCGCCCTCCAACGTTACAGCACCAATCGTGCAGATTCGTGACAATTCTGATGGAGTGATAAAGTTGCCAATTACGGGCTCCGAGTGCTTAAATACGTTTGTCATGTGAATGATGTTTACGATTGCTTGATTCAAAGTGTCGTAATAGCCGATAATGGACATATCACCAATGCTGCGCTCAATGTGTGCGTTGTTAACCATGATAATTCGCTCCAATACACCAGAGCGAGCATATTCTTGCAAAACAGAAGATACAATCTTCTCTTGCTTCTTCTGAACCTCGGACATAATCGACAAATCGCCCTCAATATACAAAACAGTCAGCCTGTTCTTTTGAAGTTGCTCCAGAAGTCGTAGAGATCCGCCTGATATCTTCCCAGCGCCTGCAATAACAACAAGAACATCTTCATCCTTAAACTTTAGCTTCCTTTTAAGGTCCGGAAAAGAGGAATCATACTCTTCATGAGACTTCTTGGTCTTAATTGTAATATCTGCGTCTGCGTTAGTATCGATACCATAAGTTTGATATTGCGGAAACTTTGAAAAAGCTTTCGCAATATTACAACCTGCTTTACCGAGCCCAACAACAATCATATTAAGTACACTGCTCTTGGAACTCTTCTTCCAAAGCCACCAAATACTCCATTATGTCACCAACGCTTAGATCTTGATAGTCGCATTCAAATGCCTTAGCGGCTTCTTGAATAGTTTCAATAAGCTCAACCCTCATAAATCCAGCAAAACCATCAACTTCACGGACACCATTTTTATAGTGCTTTGAGGTAATGTCGTCGGTGGTTCTAGACGCCTCAAGGTTTATCACATTGTTTTTCATAACTTCAATCCCTTCATTTCTCCAAGGTTCCTGCCTGCCGAGACATTGACCTTGAAGTTACCATAGCGGGTTTTTTTGAACGTGTCAAGCATTTTTATAATTGCCTGCCGTTCGTCGTTTGCGAGATCGATGTATACTGCGTCGTGAATAAGGAACGCGACATTGCTTTTCATCCCCTCCAAAAGCTTAAAAACCTTATATGCCTGTTCATGCACCATATCAATCGTGGTGCTTTGTACAATGTAGTTCAGAGCGTGATGCTCGTCTACATTATCCATTATTCTACCATAATCTGTCTTGATTTTGAAGCCATCCCAGAACTTATTTCGAACAAAATCCTTGTTGTAAAGCTGCTCTAACTGCTTGTTTTCGTTGGAAGAATACAACCAAGCAAAGGTCTTGACTTTGGCTTCTTCACGGGTCAATTGATTGTTGAAAACGTTCTGAACATTCCAATCGTGAATGTCATTTTGTGGCTGATCCTGCTCTGACAGAGCCAAAAGCACTCTCAACTCTGCTGCATTGAAATCAAGCTCCAAAAGCCAATCATTGTTCGGCTTAATGCACCCTCGAAACTCCTTTCCCATCGTCAAAATCGGAAAAGACTTAGGCTTTGTCGAAAGTCGGCCAGTTACCGTCCCCCACGCATTATAATCACACACCCAACGCGACGTGCGAAGAGTGCGATGAAAGTTCTTGCCCTTTACAGAAGACAAAAGATGCTTGATAGGCTCAATATTGATGTTTAAGTCCCTCGACTCAATGTCGGAGAGCATCTGAACCAGATTCATCATATGCTGATAATTCTCAGGACGATCAAAGGTCTCCAAA